GTAGCGGCACCAGTAGCGGCGACTGGAGCCACCCCGGCGCGCATGCCCCCGCCTGCTAATGCTTGGGGCGCAACAGTAATAGGTGCCAATGTACTTGAAGCCGCCGTACCAGCCCCAGCAGCACCGGCAGCCCCAGCCCCAGCCCCAGCCCCAGCAGCACCGGCTGTCGCTGTAGTAGTAGATGCCACTGCCGTAGCTTGCGTTGCCGCTGGCGCGGCTGACGTAACGGCTGGTGTAAATGCCCCCGCCGAATACGCAATAAGAGCTACCGCCACGACCACCCAAAATATCTTAGACGTAACGACTTTTTTAAAGACTTTTCCAACGCCTTTAACTGCTTTTTTTAAGCCTTCGCCTACTTTTTTTAATCCTTTTCCGATGCCTTTCGCTATTTTGCTCATTTCTAAAGCCCCACGTAAACAGGTAGTTTTTTGTCTAATCCAAGTTTTTCGAGAAAGCAACCCACCTTGGGGTCCGTTCCTTCTTCTAAAGCAATTGTTAGCATTTTAATACCAGGTCGGCCACGCCACCATGTAACTAATTCTTTTAGTAACCGGCCACCGTTCCCGTAGCCTTTATTCCTACTGTAATAAAGCAATAGCGAACATTGTTTCCTTTCGTGAAACATAATTTCGCTTGTATAAGCGCATACGGCAGAATCTATATTTCCTTCATTGTCTTCATTTACCCATGCAAAATGCGCCGCACCAGACACTACTTCTATTGCTGTTTGTTTAATTTTATCGTCACATATTCTTAAGGTAGGGTAAGGATCGTTGACCTCTAAAGACTCTCTGCCTAAAACGCAGATAAGTGGAACGTCTTTTAACGTGGCCGGTCTAATCACTTAACTATTCCTCGCTCAATTGACTTCAATCATGTCAGCAAAATTGGTTTCATTGTTAGTCGATTCGTCAATAAACGCTAAACTTGCTTCCCAGTTTCTCGTAACTACTCCAATAGCCGCTTCTTTCTGCTCTGGATTCATGTCGGGATTTAACAATATTTCTGTAACGTTACCTGTATAAGTTGCTGTTGTGTTTTGAGCCGAAACACTACTGTTAATGAGAATTTTGTTTTCTGTGAGTATTCCTTCCATTTCTTTTTCGTTTTGAAAGGCAAGTTCTTGAGTTTCTTTGTTAAAACCTTGCTCTTGCACGTTTAAGGAAAACTCTACATAACCTTTCGCCGCAATTTGCTCCAGTGCGCTTTCACTTGCTATCTTAGCTGCTTGTATCCTGGAGGATGCTGCTATGTTTGCTGCTGCTATTTGTGCTGATGCTTGAATATTTGCAATCTGCTTGTCTATCTCGCCTTTGATTTTTTCTAATATTATTGCGTCTTCTGCCGCTGCGTCTTGCAGCATCAAATCAATTAAACCTTTTTTCTCCTGCAAATCCGCTTCGATTTCTCCATTTACAAAAGCCAGCATTTCATCTATTTCGCCTTGCTCTTGTTGCAGTTTGGATTTTACGTCACCTTCTGCGTTAATCAGAAGCTCATCAATTTCTGCTTGCCTGTTTTGCAATTCATCTTTGCGATCATATTCAGACTCCATCAAGCTTAAATCAATTTCTCCTTTTTCATTGAGTAATCGGCTATCTCCTTCAATGTTTGCGGCAATTTTCGCTAAATCAATTTCGCCGCCCTTTTCTTGCATATAAGTTTCAAGGGCCATTCTATTTGTTTGTTCTGCGTCAAATTCAGACGCTTTATTCGCCGCATCCACATTGCTAAGATTAAACTCGGCCGCTGTTTTGGCATCTTGCATGGCTATTTCGGTAGCTTGATCCATGACCGCAGCCTGCGAAGCACCTACGGCCATTGATGAATTGAGCAATCCTTTCTCGTTTGCAGCTTGCTTTGCCTTTGTTCTGGCTCTCGCCATGAGAGGCGAATCATCATCAATGATTCCTGCAACCCTAGACTCTACAGACTCCGCATCCCCAAACGTTGCCTGATTTGCTGTATAGGTTTTTGTTTCAAGATTACCATCTGTCCCGCTTACGGCACTGGTCGATGTTTCTGCGTTATTGCTAGTCGGATTAGAAAGCCCAGTGGCAGGATCGGCCGCAATGCCGCCGCTTCCAATAGTCGATGGTCCAGTTGCCGCGTTATTTGAGCCAGGACCAGTCAAAGGAGCCCCGCTTGCGGTGCCTTCCTCTAACTCTTCTTCATTAGCTGCATTATTTCCAAGTGGTGTCATTTTTCACCTTCTACCGCAGGAACCAAGGGAACCTCTGGCGCGGTTAGTACAGTTTGTAAAAAAACATCAAAAGCTAAATTGTATTCTTTTAAAAATGGCTTTTTAACTTTTTCGCATAATTCTTTATAATGGTTGGTCGAAAGGAAAATATTACCGCCTAAATTTTCATTATCAATTTTTTCCACAAAATGCCTAGTTTGCTCAATTTCTTCAAACCCCATGCCTATGTGTGGATCTTTTGCTTTGCAAACCAACGCTTTCAAAACAGTAGCCGTATCAAGGCACTGATGAAACGAATGCTTAATTGCGTATTCTTGCAATTCTTCTGGAACATCATGGCCCGCGGCCTGGAGCAATAGTAGCTTTTTAGCTTGCTCAAGCCTTTCTCCTTCAATAATTTGACCTTCTTCGTCCAGAAACGGCAAATCGACTTTTCTCATTACTGGGTTCATATTAGGGCTCTTCTATTTCTGTTGTTCCAAGGTAAATATCAGTAACGTCTGTTGTTCCTTTTTTTACGGAAATTACTTTTTGCGTTCCTGAATAAACACCTGTTCCTATTAACTCTCCCAGCATTAGGTATCTGATTGGCTGCGGAGTTTTGTCGTCACTAATATCTTGTATTCGCATTTCATTGCCGGTCGTTGTTTTTAACGTGTATGAAGCATAATCAAACGCATTATTAGCGTAATGTATCCATTTCATTCTGCGATACGAAGTCGATCCGTTAGTTATGTCACCGTTATTCCACGCATATCCATTAAAATTTGGCACTGCGGCATCGTGAGCAACCCACGACCACTGAACCGCTTTTCTTGGCGACCACATAATAGCGTGACTTTCGTGGTGGTTTGTTGTGTAAACTGAGGCCCCAGTGCTGAGTGAGTAGCCTTGCTCCCATATCATAGCGCCCACTAAAGGGGTTTCAGGGTTTTCGTTAGTTTCCCAGGACGTACTATTATTTGTCCGATTGTCATATCCGATATGGATTTGCTCGTCTGATGCCAGCTCAATATACAATATATTTAATTTACTTCCGGACCCCGCGCTCCAGTCCCATGTCGCTCCGCTAGATGTGAAAGCAGTAATTTCAAAATCGTTTTTCAGTCCGGGTCCGTTTATTCCTTTTACTCCAAGTGCTTTTGAAGCGTCAATGCCCCCCGTAATATCTACAAACCGGTCCGAGTTATTGTCCCTGAACAAACTAAGTCCCGTATTAACTACTGAGCCCGTTCCTTTGTTTTTTGCACTCCATCCCCACGCTGTCGATCCCGACCCAGTAACAATGGTTTCGTTTTGAAAGTTTTTGGTGGCCGTTGTGCTAAACACTAAATTCGGCTGGAATCCTGCACTCGTATCTGTAAATGGCGGTCCTCCATAAATAGCCCATCCAAACGCGTTAATCCCTGAGACTTTAGCGTTTTGAACCTGATCCCCTCCTAATAAAATTACTTGCACTCTGAAAACGCTACCGCCCGCCCCCAATGATTTTTTTGTAAATCTTATTCCGTTGTTAATTAACTGTCCGTCAAATCTACCGTATACGGCTGTAGAACCACTCGATAGGTTGGGAATCCAAACTACTGTATCGTTGTTTCCGGAAATTGATGCGTTTTGTTGTCCTGAATGACTTTCGGCAGTGTTTACAAATGACTTTACAGTGCCATAACAATGACACGCTTTATTATTGTCGCTATCTATCATTCCTATGCTTGTTGACAAAGCTGCATAGCCATCTCCTCTTGCAGTAGCACTATTAGTAAGTCCCGCAAAAATAATTGCAGCTTTTGGCTTAGTTCCTTCCCATACGCCGCTAAATGTAAAATCATAGGTTGTGCCAACAGCGTCAGTACCGTTGTTTAAATCGAAGTCGCGGGTATCAAAAATTAAAGGATCAGGCATTTTATGTCCTAAGTTAAAAAGTACAGCGTATCTGAGCTTTTTGAAGAACTTGCATATTGAGCAGCCGTTAAAACGTCAATTTTTAATTGCGCGTTTTGCGTGTCAGATTTAATTGTTCGTGCTTTTAAAGCTGTTGCGCCTTCCAACGTATCCGCAGTCACTACTTTTGTAGTTGATGTTCCTGCGTTGACCTCTGACTGAGTTGCAAGCTCTACAACACCCTTAACAGACGTAGAAGCATCAGGCTCGTCACCTGTATTCGTGCCTGACTGACCGACCAAATATGTTTGGTTTATCGCAGTACCTTGCCATACTCCGGTAGAAATAGTGCCTACACTGGTCAACGATGAGGCAACAACTGTCGCGCCTAATGTGGTTGCGCCTAATTTTTCTACACCCTGTATTTTATAACTATCTCCAGAGGCTAGATTTATTCCCGAACTTGTCCACGAACCGCCTGCTACCGCCGTTAACTGAGTAAACGAAGCTGCGGCAGCAGTGCTTCCACCAATAACTGTATTATCAATAGTCCCCTGGAACGCAACTCCGTCAATTGTGCCGCCATTTATATCGGCCGTGGTCGCTACCAGCGATCCAATCGTTCCCAGGCTAGTAAGAGACGAATTTACAACATTACCGCCAAGTGTTGTTGCCCCAATAACACTAATTCCATTAATTTGATATTGACCACCAGACACCAGGCTCAATCTTCCGTCATTTTCAAGCGTCAACTTAGTTGAAGCAGCACTCCCGCTGTTCATTAACTTGAACAACAACTTAAAATCTTCACTTCCTGATGCAACGTCTGTTGCTTCGGAGCTTATTACTGCGCCAGTGTGATTTCCTGCTGTTGTTTCTGTAATAAATGAAATTGCTGTGCCAATGCCTGCGGCCGGTGTAGCGTCCGTAGTATGTGTAAAACTTGCAGCAATACTGGTCGTGTTTGTTGCAGAGTCAGCAATTTCAAGCAAGTCAGGCTTCAATATTGCCGCTAATGCGCTTGCTGTAATAGATTGAACCGCTGTTCCTCCGGAATTTACCTGCCAAAATTGATTGGCCGCTAATGTAGGTAATTTGGCAAACGCAGTTTGAATAGATGTAAATTCAGCACGTATTGGCGCTGAATCTCCCGGTGATCCTGTAGATGGAGTGCCAGATGGTGTGTAAAAGCTCATTTTAACTCCTAAGCTGTCTGCGAACAGTCATTCTTAACTGTGCGCCCGAAAAGGTTAAAGGATACAAATAATCAGATGCACTAAAAAATATAAGAGATATGTTTTCGCCACTACCCGAAAGGTCCACATTAGACGGAGCGAGAATAGAGCCGTCCCAAATAAAATCATCCCAGGTCATTGCGTCCCAATTAGCAGAATCAAAAGCAACGTCAAGCATTCTGGCATTTGGTTGAGGTATCGTGTACTGGTTATATCCTAACTCGTATGTAAAACTGAACTCTGAATAACCTGATCCGGTAAGCTCAAAGCTTCCGTCAAAATAGCTTTTTTCAACTCTCGGCGTGCCTGCGTGGTGATAATTTAAAGCTATGCGTCTTTCAATATCTTCTCCATCAAAGCTGGTCCCTCGATCTAGCTGATACACGTACCCATTATTTGACCCAAAATAAATAACTTCTTGGCCTTGAGAGTTTTCCTGGGAAACCATACAAGACACAGTATGGTTTAGTTTTTGAGTCATTGACCCCATGATTTTGTTGTTATCAGTTGTGCAATAAAGTGCCGTGTTATCAGAGAAAAATACTCTATATTGAGATTTGTCCCTAGAAACGCAAGACGCAGTTACTAAAGACTTTCGTATATTGATAAACGGCTGGATAAGGCGAGAGGCAACTAAGTGCGCGAAGTTTCCAAACGTGTCTGCTGATTGCAGAGTGTTTATTCCGCGATCATCCATCATTAGCGTAATTCCAAATTCTTGAACAGAATAAGGAAATGCGCCAACCTCTTCTCGATATTGAATTAAGTTCCAAGCTCCAGCAGAGCCAATAGCTCCTGCATTACTTCCATAAAGAATATGTATTCTGTTTCGAGAAATAACAGCTAACGCCGCTCCCGTTTCGGAACCCGGCTGAACTTTAAATGCCGTAACTGTATCGCCAACATTTATTTCACTTGCACCTGTAATTGGGCTCCAGGTAAACGGATCGCCTATGCTTGAATGCTGAACACTATTATCAAAACTGAAAAACAAGTGAAATTTGTGTGCTACTACGTGGTCAGGCGAATCGTTAGTCATTCCTGAAGGAATTGGTATGAACGTAGTACCATCAAACTCAAACCCGTAATTAACTCCGTCTACACCGTAGATTTTTTCTGTTGCCGCAAATTTATAATTATCAAACTCAAACCGGCCGTCTGGAAGAAGCGTGTAGTCGCTGCTATTTCCTCCTATCAGCAAAGAATTAGTGCCGCCGCTAACAGTTTCAATATGCTCAGATTGAAAAGTACCTGTTTGAGATTTTAAAAATATAATCCCTGCCGCATTGTTACTATCCCACTGTCCGCTGGTAACATGATAATTAGTTATAACTGCTGTGGCCCCTGACGTTTGCCCTTCTATTGTTTCTCCGCGAATTGGCTCGTTATGACCTGCCGTAAACGCCAGTTTTAAGCCTAAACTTACTTCAGACCACCCGCTTGCCGTAGATTTCCACAGTTTTGCACTATTTCCGTCTGTATGGTTCCTGAACGCATATACAATATCATTTAAGTGCCACACTCCTAATATTTTGGAATTTGTCTCACCTGGCACTGCTGTAATATCTGTTCGGTAGTTGTCAGCAGCATAATTTGTGTATTGAGCCCCTAGTTTCGCTGTAGGTGCGCCACCTACGGCCCCTACTCCAACTGTTGTTGCTTCTGCTGATCCGCTAACATTGAGCGTATGCGTTGCGCTTTCAGACCCTAAAACGCCATTAACTTTGGTTAAAACAATATGAATTTGTGATGCTTCATACGTTGTATTTATAAATACAATAGTCCCTGATTTATTAGTTGTAGTGTCAGTCACTACATCACCTACAGCAAGACTTCCCGTTATATTCACATCAAGTTTGACAAACGTAGCGTCACTGGGCCTTGGACTTCCATCGTAACGCTCATAACCTTCGATCCCGGTGTAGCCCCCGTTTATGTTTATTTCGTAATTTACGCACTCTCTCAGCGATCCTGGCTGCGTTTGATTTGAAGGAGTAACAAGGTCAAGCCCAAAACCGAACGGTATATAATCTAAAGCCGTTTGGACCGCGCCTCTTGCTTGTTTAGCCTGTTTTATCATGCCATTGGGCTCGCAATCGGTATTTCAGACAATTGATCGCTTTCTAATTGCCCCAAATAGTGCGCGTAATTATCTTCTCCAAGCGTTATTAGTTCGCCAGCGTTTTTTTGCAATCCCGTCCTTGAAACTGCTTTCCATACAATTACGTCTTCCATATCTACAGGCATATCTGGCTCATCATCGTCTAAAACTAACAATTGAGCCGATTTTATGTAATCACCCGTTATGGTGTAGTTGCTGTCGGGAACCGGACCAATAACCAACTTATTTTGAGGATTTATTGTGATATGAGCAGGGGGGCCAGGATTTTGAGTTCCAATGTCGTAAATATACTTAAAGTCATTCCACGCGAGAAACGTTAAAAAGCCTTCTGTTCCTTTTCCTGCGCTTGTTTTATACGATTTTGGTGGATTATCGTAGTTGGCTATTAGCCATTTCCTAAATCTTGTTATCGTTGCTCCAGGAGTCCCTGCAACAGTGTCTTTTACCTGGCTCGCGCCTGACGCGTAAGTATCTACGCCTGTTTCTGCCAGCAACGTAAACTCTGAGCGAAGAAATCGCCATAAAAGGCCAGAATCAGTGTGTAAATTCTGTATTCGGGTCCATTCGTCTCGAACGGCCGCTGTAACTCTCTGTAACTGCCCTGACTGATTAGCAACTGTGGTGATTGCGCTTTCTCCAGCAGCAATACTACATTCTCTGCACACTGCCTGGCATAATTGCAAATAGGTTTTCATCTTCTACCCCGTCTCCTGTATCTCGTAATCCACTGCACGTTGCCGGATACCGGGTCCGGGCCTGGATCGTAAGGCAAGGTAGGATACCCGCGAAGTAATTGTTTTTTATCGGCTGAATCAAGACCGTCAGACGAAATAGTGCCAGAAGGAACCGTCCAGCAATTAAAGGCTAATGTCGAATACTTTTCATTATCAGTTGTAATTGCCATTTTTCATATCAAATATTTTTTAATGCGCCAATGTATTCGTCTATCTTGATCTTGTTGGCCGTAATTTGCTCATGCTGTTCTGATAATTTGGCATCTAACAATTTTATTTCTTCATTTAAAGCGTTTACTCGTTTTTGGGCCGCAGTCATTGTGCTTATCACTGCTTCTTGCTTGTCAGCAATAACTTGCTCTTCTCTACGCAGGTTTTCAATTGCTTGTCGGTTATTTTCATCTGACTTAGCCTTAGCACCTTCAATAATTGCTTTAGCGTCATTTTCTGCTTTTTTGATTATTTTTTTTGATTCAGTTAAAGAATCTTTCGCTTTTTTTTCAGAATCAATAAGCGTTTTTTGCACAGTCGCCAATGATGCTTCTGATTTTTTTACGTCAGATTTTAACTTTGTCAGTTTTGAGTTGTTTGCAGCCAGGCCGGTTATTACGTCTTGAGATTCCTCAATAGCGTCCAGTGCTTCTGCTACATCCAAATACGGCTTCACTTGTTTGCGAAGAATAGATACTGATTTGTATATATCGGCCATTATTATGTCCTCGAATCATTGTTCCGACTAGCAGAAATTATGACAACCACATTAGTTGTTCCGTCACCGCCGGTAACTTTTGCTCTTGTATACAGAGGAACTTCCTGGATCGCGTAAATTCGACCATCTTTTAAATCAATGTCCGTATCGTTAACGTCCCGCAATCGAGCAAAATTGGTGTTGTTTTGCGAACCTTCTATATCAACTCTTGTAGGAGCCGTGCCTGTAACAATAGCTTGCGCTGCGCGATCCCCCCATTCTTCGAGGCCAAACGCATCCCCGGTCCCCGCGTCAGTCGATCCCTGCTTTAAATCAGTAAACGTAACGACTTTCGTGTTTGAATTATGTAATGTTGTAATTGTGGGAGCTATTTTAGCCATTTTTTGCCTCTCAAATCATTCCCATTCCGCCGCCAAATCTTCCACGGCCAGAGCCGAAACCTTTAGCCATGTCTTCTTCTGCGGCCATTTCGTCAGACAAATCATCATCTTCCATGTCGTAATCAACAGGGTAAGCTTCAACTTTATCTAAATTAATGGTTACGCTAGTTCGGCCTGCGGAATCGGCAGATTGATTGCTGCTTAGTTCTTGGATATTTCCCGTCAAAGTAATACTTGCCGCCTCACCAACCATGAGACCAGCAAGTATTTCAGGGTTTACCGGAATAGTAATTTTTCGAGCATATTCGTCAGGGTAAGCGTATGAATCCCTTACCATGCCAACTTCTTCGCTCGCGTTTTTTATTTCTGGCAATACATATTCCGGCATTTCATTCTCCTATGACTCCCGCAAAATGCTGCGTAGCCATTCTTTTCCCTTCTGATTGTCTTCAACAATCTCAAAGGGATACATTAGTGCCGAATGTGGCACTTGGACGTAAGTATCTGACCCGTCCTCTAATTTTTCCATACGTTGAGTATACGTGGTCTTCTTAGCGCGAGCCAGAGGACCAATAAACATCCTTTTAACCCATTGTTCTTGCCCTCTGGCAAAAAACTGCGTTCGACCATTTACGCATACTTCTGGCATTGGAGTTTGCGTATCATCCGTTGTTTCTGCGACTTTCACACAAACCATTTCATTCATAAATACTTCATGTTCCAGCTTGTCCTTGGTCCATCTGGTGTGATTTTCTACCACAATGCCTTCATCGACTACTCGAATCGGCTCCAGGCTGTCTCTCGCCAGGCCAGAAGAACTCATGGTGCGTTCTTCAATTTGCCCTATTTCTTCGTTTTCAGTCTCCAATCTGTTAGAACTGGTGACTGGATTGTTTCTTGCGCTTTGCTCATCAAGCCTTTTTGATATCTTCTGCAAATGTGCAGGCAATACCGCTTCTGGCCTGTCTGGAAGGTCCGGGTCAATGCGCTCATTGAGAACATTGCCTATCATCCCAGCTTTCGGGTCGTGGGCCGCTGGTTTAGAGTCCATTTCCTCTAAGCGGTCCATAATTTTTGTCATTTGCTGTTGCATAGCAAATAATTGATTCTCAGCATCGTCAGCGCGGTTTTTTTGTGCTTTTGTCTGTCGCTTCAATTCTGCTTGAGACGGCTTTTTCCTGGTGCTTGTTTTTTTCTGCCTTGGGCTCTGATCTGTCATTTCAATCTCCACACGGCATAAGGAAAGCTCCCAGTGTGGCCGCTAACACACTTTGGGAGCTTTAATATTTTAGCCTGCGTTACGTGTTAGCCGTAATAGACCCAACAGCGTTGCCAGTTCCGGTCAGATACCAATCTGTGCCGTCACTAACAAGCTCTATTTGATCGCCCTGAACCGCATTACTAGCAACAAACGCTATATTATCTTCGTCTACTGCTGGTACTTTTGCTCCGTTGACTATCAAATTTCCGTAAATATTGGCTGTTTCTGCCGATACCAGGGTGTGATTTCCTGAAGTCGGAGGCGTATCGCCAACTACTACTGAAAATTTCAAACCAGATTCAGCCGCCGGAAGCGTTACCGCAAAACCTGTTGCGCTATCAAGCACTATGGTTTTGCCGCTATCCCGGCGCAATAAAGTCGTAGCAGACGATAAGGCAGCAAATGTGCCAGCGTTAGCTACATTGAACTTACCAATACTCGTTCCACTTACAGATTTTCCGTCAGTATCAACGGCTGTGAACACTGCACTGGTTTTCATAACCAGTCGCTCAAAGACCTGTAGATTTCGGATTGCTCTCCAATTCCACATTTGGCTCTCTCCTGTATAAAAAACTTATTCCCCGGCCAGGGGTTGCCTGACCAGAGAACGTTCGTTAGACGCTATTACGCGCCCGTTGCTACGCCTTGCACAGCGCGATCAACGATTCCACCCAGGAAATCGACATAAACATCGAACACGTTAGCTGTGTCCAAGTTAGTCGTACCAGGGATGAAAGCTCCGCTCGCGTTGGTAGATACCTTCGCATATCCGACAGGCACGTTGCCTTCTGGAATGTCCGGTAGCTGAATTGCAAGACCCCGATCAGTAAGATCAGAATTGGCTACAATTTCCGACTGAACTGCTGTGTGCGAAGTGCCGCCAGCAGAACAAATCAGAAAAACGCAGGTTTGGGATGCGGCCAGAGAAGTGCCGGTAAGAGCAACCTCTTGGTTCGCAGCAACCGACAACGCTGTACCATTCAATGCAAGTTCAGTCGCGTTAGTAAACGTGACATTTTCCTTGTTTGAACCGTCCAGGGTAAGTCCGGCCGCGTTAAAAGCGCCAGTAACGCCACTTAATGTTTGAAGGTCCATTAGACTCTTCCTCCGTTCAATGGAATATCAACCCGGCTTACGCCAGATCGGATACACCGGCCTCAATTACACCCATCCAGCCACCATTCACAATAAGAACAGCAGAGTAGAAGTTGCAACCAACGTACCCGCGTTGACCACCCGGATCAGACTTGTCCCGTGTAGTGTGCGGAATGTGATAAGGGTCCATGCTGTTGAGCCCTCGAAGAGCCACATCGTAGACCGCATCCATGCCACAAACGATAAACGGATAAACGTCCACGTTTGCAGTACCCATCAAGCCAGTTCCGGCAACCGCAGCACCAGCCGCGCTATAGGGAGCAAGCTCTGGAGAAAGAACAAAGCGGAACTCTTCAACCGTTCCAATTTCTTCCTCGTTTATAGGCTGGCGTTGACCATAATCCGCAACGTGCCGGAAACCGGGCAAATCACGAATATCGGGCTCTGCATCGGTATGCACGAAAACAATATACGAGGCTTCCACCGCGTATGTATTGTAGTTCGGGCTGGATGCCAGCATACGCCGGGGTTTTTTACAGTGGTTTGCTTTCAGCGTTCGAGACATGGTGCGAAGCTGATTAAGGCTAATTGCCTCGTCAACCTGAACCCGGTCAGTAGTGCCGCCAGCAAACTGAACATTGGTACACGCCTTCATAGTGCCGTAACGCACCATTTCTCGAACCAGGCCCATACGCTCACCAACTTGAATTTTCATCTCGTTGGGAATGTCGTCTTCGTACATTTCAGCAGTCTTGTCGGTGTAGCTGTACAGGCAACCGTATTGCTGTTGCTTGACGTTTACATCAACCGGGGTGAGCTGATCTGCACTTGGGGTAACGCCTTCCTGCAAAATATGAGCAGCAGCATCGACCAAAGGCCGGTTTTGCGTGTTCACATTCGTACTGGTAGCGCCGAAGGGAATGAAACGGCGATAAGTAATGTTATCACCAGCGTTGCGAGGCATTTGCTTCATGGTAGTACCAAGAGCAAGTACCTCTACCGGAATCGCGTGGGCAAGGATTTCCCCCTTGACCTCGTTAATGCGACCCGCATCGGTAGTATAGGTCGTAATCATTTGGATTTACTCCGTCACTGTTAACTTTGTGACGAAGAAACAAACAATTGGTCGTACTAGCGGCCGCCTCCGGCCTTTGCAAAACCTCTCGCCATTTCTTCGTCTCCAGACAAAGTTGTGGCGGGATCGGCACCCACTCCTTCCGGAGTTAAGTTGCCTCGAAGCCTTCTAGCCCTGGATTGCTCTTTCGATTGTCGTGTATTGGC